CAGGATATCAATCGGGTCCTTGGCCGTGATGCGTACCTCACCTTCTACGTGGTCACTAAAGTCCATGCGGACATCAAAGTAACCACGGCCGTCCATGATGAGGCCGTCGCTGAACACCTGCTGCTCAACCCAGTCGAGCTTGTTGTTGTCGGCAATCTGCATGTACAGCTTGGTTAGGACGCTTGCAACGTCCTGGTCACCGCCACGGCGTGGCTTGAACTGAATATCAGCACGGCGCGTGGACTGTTCTCCGAGGACCGTGTTCACGGTCGGAAGAATAGTATTGATGGTCAGTGCTGGACGGCCCTCGGCCTCCAGAACTGCAAGAGCAGACTTGTCCCACTGGTCGCCGCGATAGAACGCGTCGCATTTCTTCGCCATCTCAACGTACTGCAGATGCCCGTTATCGCGGGCGCGCACGTAGCGCTGCCACTGCGTGTGGGCGAGCTGTTGATCTTCAATAGACTGTGGTTTGATTTTAGGCATGCTAGTTTACCGTGTGGAACGGGGTAAAACAGGCAACTGTCCAAGTGACAATTGTTTAGGAAGCACGAGTTTTACCCCAGGCTCGTTCTTTTCCCACCAAGCTCGATATTGTTTCTCGCCGCCGAGATTTTTAATGTTTTGAGGGCTGGCGTAGAACGTCCATCCCTTTTCTTCGCTACCTTCCCAACGTCCTGCTGGAGGCGCTCCTTTTGATCTTGAATAGTCACTGTCTGTCGAATAAGTAGGGTGAGTCGGCAGCTTGAACCGATCTGATAAGTGGAACTTGCCATCTCCCGAGTTCATCTCCGGATCTAGTCCGGCTTCAAACGCAGCCTTCAAGTTATAGTCCGGGCTCTCCTGAAACCCGTACTTACTCTTCCAATCTTCGTAGGAAGTAACAGTGACTTTAGGTGTTGCCACGGTTAAGCACTCATCGCGGACTTTTGGCGCGGTCCACGAGCAATAGCTATGAGCCTATCCCGCCAAGAGGGCTCGCGAACAACAGGAGCTTGATACGTAGTAAACTCTGTCATCATGAGACCAATCCACGCCAACGCGTCGACTTGGTCATCATGCATACCATTTGGGAACCGCAGCAACTCAGCGATGAGCGGCCCAGAGAATGCTGCTTCCCTCGGGAAGAACACCATGCCCTGCTGCATACGTCCCTGAATGGCTCGGGCTCGAGCCTCCTTGTCACGCCGCCCAGTCTTCAGATCTTTGAAGTACGCCTCATAGAGCCCGCGCTCACGCACACGCTTCTCGAGGAACGGACCGAGGGCCATTTCGATGTGACCTTTTTCAATGCCAATGATCGACGGCTTCCACTGCTCGTAGAGATCGAGTATCCGCTCGACGATCTCGAAGCCATCCCAACGACCACGGACGCAGTCCATTACATACATGTGATCGTCTTCGTCGATACCAACGACAAGGCCGACGCTGTAGTCGTTGCGGTCATTCTTACCGATCGCGAGGTCCCAGGCACAGTAGTACCGCATCTCTTCGCGGTCGATCTCGTCGGCATCGTAGTACTGCACCATCGTTCTGGTGAAGTACTGACCGTCGTCGGCGACAGGATTCTGCTGATAGAGCGCAGACCAGTCTCGAGGACCTACCGCTTTTTCGATGCGGCGGAGCGAATCGACGTCGTACCTTTCCGGGTGGAGCGCTTCACCGGTTTTTCGGAACTCTTCGTCGTCTTCGGCGATGGCGGGATATCTAACGACTTCCCACTCGTCTCCACCTTGAATACCCGCTTTAAGAAGTCTTCCAGCCAAGTCATCATCGTGCCACCTCGTAAGAATGACGAGCACACCGCCGCCTGGCGCGAGACGTGTGTACGCGGTTGATGTATACCAATCCCAGTTCGCGTCGCGATTGTTCTGGCTTTCAGCGTCCTCGCGGTTCTTGACGGGGTCGTCGACCACAAGAACGTGCGCGCCTTTACCCGTGATACCGCCGCCGACACCTGCTGCGACGTAACCGCCGCCAGCAGTAGTCAGCCACGCTTCCGCGCTTTGACTATCCGGATCCAGACGCGTCTTGAATATCGCTTTATAGGTAGGCTCACGTAATACTTGACGAACCTTCCGAGAAAAACCCATCGCAAGCGAGCCTGAATACGAACAACTAATAAATTCGTGTTCAGGATTACGCCCCAGATGCCAAGCCGGGAATGCCACTGACGCAAGTGTCGACTTTCCATGACGCGGCGGCATAAAGAGCATAAGGCGCGGCGACTTTTGGTCCACCACGTCCCGAGAAAATTGTTCAAGTCGTTTACAAACATCTTTGTGCACCCACCCTGCAACGTAGTCTGTATTGTATTTTTCGACGAAGGGCAGTAATCTCTTTCGAGCGAGTAACCGGAACGCTAGTTCCCGTTTTGCCCTTTCTTCAACGCTAAGCTCCACCTCCCCCATATTTCTGTGCGTATCTTTATGCAAGGCGGGGTCCGGTAATGCTTCTGCACGATCAGCTTTACAATAGACACATATCCCCTCCACCTCGCTCGCAAACAAGGTTACAGGATGCAGGTTCCTGCACCGTCTGCACTTGCGAGTTGGAATCTCTTCTATCAAGTGGAGTCAGGCTCCAGATACTTCTCGTCTCTACCGACCAGCTTCAGCAGATCCTCATCAGACATCCGTTCCATGTGGGCCGGTGTCACGTTGATGTTGATCTGCGTCGCGTGGTCCGGAGCCGCCAAACCGTGGAGCTTGACTAATGAGTCGGTCGCGTTCTTCATCTCGGTAGACGTCGCTGCAGAGTTGTACGCATCCAGATACATCGAGTGCGCATGGACTCTGGTAAAATGCACCTCTTCACGGAACTGCTCCCTAAAGTAGTTCAACGCTTTGACCACGGCCGGGCGCTTCGCCGCATCGTATGCGGCTTGCGGAGTCGTATACCCCGCAGCACGACCGGCCGCTGCCGTCGTCATGCCACGAGACATATAAAGAACAAGACGCTCCTGCTGAGCAGTTAGATCCCCCAGTGACAGCCCCATGTAGGGCATGAATGACTGGAGTTCTACCTGTTCAGTGGACTGGAGTTCCTGGTTCTCTGACGGAGTCGGTACTGTCTCCAACGTTTATTACATCCAAGAACACGAAAACTGGTGCCTTATCTCCAAGCTTGCCGAGCTCAATCTTCATTAAATACTCTTTGAGGCTGGCGGCCTTAGGCTCCAGACCGAGGGCAATGGCCTCGGCCAGATAACCGTCGTACACCAGCACCTCGTTCCCGCCCCTAATGGCGGTACCAATAACGGCCGCTTCAAAGCCCTCTATAGCAAAGACCTGGACTTTTTGCAGCATTTATATTAGCCCCCCTAATGCTCAATCACAAGAGTATTGGTAAATTGTCTTAACCCACCAATAAAGCATGTCGAGCCCAAGGTCGTTTTTTAACACATTCGCACGATAGGCAACGAGCTGAACGTTACCAGGGACGTAGCCTAGCTGGCTATCTATCCGGTCGATGCTGGCGTTGAACTCCTTACGCCCCGTTCCGTCCAGGTGATGGGTAAGGATGACGCCGGATATTGCGCACTTACCCCCCTGCTTCTCCCACAGTTCCTTCAAGGACTCCACCGTGATCGTGTAATCAGAGATACCACGTTCCGTGCTCGAGGACTTGTTCTTACGAATTAAGTACCGGAGATAGGTTTCATAGCCAGAGGACCGTGTTTTACGGTCGAGGGCCTTGGCACAGGCGCGACAGTAGCTGCGTTTGATCTCGCCCCTGTTGCGCGAGTGCCTATTGAACTGGTCCGGTGGCAACGACTTCTTGCACCTAACGCACGTTATGGGGTTCTCCATTCGTGGTTCGTGGTCTGTTGAAGAGTCGATTGCCGACCCCCTGCGTCAACAGAGTCGCCAGAGTATGCCAGAAAAAATTTTGCAAAAAAATTTTTGGATTTCACTTTTCGATGGTGGGGAGGGGGTGACTCAAAAACCCTATCTATACTGCTCACACATTCTCTCCCCTCTCCCAGAGCTAGGACCCCCGATCCCCGGAATCCAGATCTTGGAACCTTGTTTTCATCGTGTTCTTGGAACCTTGTCGCCCAGTAACCCCGGACGCTCATCGCTTCGCGATTCGCGGTCAGTAATTATTGTGTATATGTTCAATAACCAGCCCAGGAGGGCACATCAATGTCAGACATAAACAACCAGACCACTACCAACGAGCAACAGGCCACTGAGCCCAGCACAATGGATAAGGTGCAAGCTCAAGCATCCAACCTCGTGACTGCTGCCAAGGAGAATCCGCAGCACACGACCAACATCCTTCTCGGCTTACTCACTCTTACAGAAATCCTCGACTAATCAATCACTGTCCTGAGCATGACGTAAAACTGCTCTCCTTCAATCTCAACTAAACACAGGGAACTATCGTGAAACTTTCAACAGCAATGCATCTTTCAACCGTTTTTAATCTGTTCCTAACCGGCTGGATTCTGTTCGCTTCTAACCCTAACGACTCGATCTATGGTCAAGCAGTATTTGCAGGGATTCTCTGTACAACTCTCTGCGCAGTTATGGGCACCCTAGCTGAAACTAAAGGTCACTAATCTCAACCAGCCCAGGAGGGCACATCAATGTCTATTTCAACCAACGCTCCTCGTATACCCGCCGCCAACACCGGCACATCCTTCGCCAACGCTCGTCGCCCCGACAAGCAAGATCCGCAGTACGTCGGTCTCGTACACGTCACTCAGCCTGGTATCTACAGAGTATCTACCTGGCTCAACACCAGCAAAGCAGGCAAACCATATCTCAGCCACCGGCTCACCCTTCAGCCCCCTGTTCAGGAGCAGCTCAACTTCGATCAGCTCCAGCAGCCTGAAGCCATCGAGCAGGCCATTGCCTAATCCCATCGGGGAGGGACCTCCAACCTCCCCATCCTATGTACGGAGTACCTACCATGTTGTCTCGCTTTACCGTTAACTTCCTCGTCTGTGTTGCCATTGTCCTGACTGTCGTCGGACTTATCTTCTCCCTACCTATCTTCATGCTAGGCCTCATCCTGGGCGGCATAGTTGTCGCCCTTGAACTAGCGATTGAGGACGTCTACAAGTTCTTCGCACGCCGTCGTCGTGAGCGCATGCTCAAGAAGTATGGTTCAACCTTCGGTGCCCGTGACCAATAGCCGTTAACCAAGAGCCACGGACCACGATCCGTGGCTCTTTAACCTCGGTTCAACGGCTACGTGCACGTGCCCCGTGGACCGTGAATCGTGAATCGTGGCCAGTGAAGCGTGCACCGTGGACCGTGCACAAAAGGCCCGACGTGGCTCTGTTGTATGAAAACAACAGTGTGTGCGATGTGTGCTGGAAATGTGTGCACTAAACTTTCCAGTAAAAACAAGCACTTAACACTGTGTGCTCTGAAAAGGGGGGGTTTCCAGTTTCTCTGGGAAACCAACACATTTTTTTAAGAGACATGCTCTTTTTTGTTTAGTACATAAAAATGACTGCACACACTGCACACAACTGATAAATAAGGAAAAATTACTGCACACAACAACTTTATTGCAGCACACATACCCCTGTTTGCTGCACACATTTGACTGTTCCCTGCACACACTACTGGTTGTATATCCAGTAGTTGTACCATTTTTATACTAGTGGCCACTAACCACTAATCACTAACCACGGACCACGCTCATCGCTTCGCGCTTCGTGATCAGTGTCCATTTGTGCACTTTAATCAATTAGCCAACGAGGTTAGCTAACCATGAAATTCATATCCAGAACTTCCGCCTATAACAAAAACATCCATCGCGTGCGCCTCGAGCCACACGAGATGGCGTACTCGGACTATCGCATTGTCACCCTTGTCGATAACAACGGTGCACTGACCGATGACCAGTGGGCATCGATCGAGAAAGGCGAGAAACACCCCGGCCACTTCGGTGGCGAGGTCCGCGCGTTCGCCAACGGCGAACTCGAAGTCACCGTGTACACCGACTGAGGTAACAACAGTGTTCAAAACCCAAACTATAGACAGCCAAGCACAACGCGACCTGGTCAACCTGCGCGTCTCACTCGCAAGGCTTGCCCAGATCGCCAATGTAGAAACCGATGAGCTATC